GACCAACCGGCCGCACCCTCCGTTCGAGACGGCCGTGGGTGGGATGATTCAAACCCAGCCACAACGTCGACGCAGGGTTGTTGATGGCTTGCCACCAGCCGTCATAGTTCGCATGAATATGCAAATGACCCCCCGCACCGGTGGAGGTGGAGGTGGTGCGTTTCAGGAACCCGTCCGTAATGATCGTCGGCGAATCATAAAACTCGTTCACAGACGCTTGAAACCGGCCATCCCGAAATGGTACCTGATGCAACGGAGTCCGGCGCGCCGCGGTCTGGTATAGGCCGGGGATACGAAACGACTCAAACCATGTGGTCACTGCGGAACCCGCCGATGCGGTAGGGGCGGTGCGGATGCGGTAGTCGTAGTTGTATGCCATCAGCCCCTCAAATCTGCAATACCGCTGAACTCGGCCTGCCCCGACACACCGGCCATGAGGAGCCCCAACGTGAGTTCTTCCTGGAGCATGCCGTCAGTGGTCAGGTTGCCGTTCATGTTGATCGTGACACTCGAATCGTTTGTTTCGTTCAACGGAACCACACGCTCACCGCCGAGTAAACGCACGTCGACTTCTCGACCGCGCGGCCCCGGCACAACACCACCGGAATGAAATTTGCGTTGCGGACCAACCGTGACTCCTGGACCTCGGCCACCTAAAACACGGTTCAAATCTGATGCGTCTTTCACGGACTGAATATATGCCCGCACACGGCCCTCCACCGATGTCCATTCGTCGCGGAGTACTTGTAACGCTTCAGCGGCGGTGAGTTTCATAATGGCGAAAATGTCGAGCGAAGCCAACTGCTCTACAGATAGATCCCTAAACCGTGAAGCAAGTTTCCCGACGTCGTCTGTGTTTTGGATAAAGATGCGCAGTGCTTCGTCGGCACGCTGCACAGCAACAACCTGCAACATCAACTCGCCAGCCGATTCGCGGGCACCCTCAGCGAACGCTTCCTCCGCACGGACCGCCTCACCCGCCAACAGGTCGGCATACGTTTTCAGTGACGCTTTCGCATCATCGATCTGGTCGGCTTGCAGCGCGTATGCTTCTGCGTTGTCAACAATGAACGCCAAAGCCTGTTTCATTGTCTGATTCGTTGCACCAGTCGCCTTCTGCACCGCTTCCATCGTGTCCGTAGTCAACGAGTTCGCTTTCGCCAACGCACCCATAGCGTCCGCTGCGACGTTGCCCGCTGTGGCACCGTCAACCAGTTTGCGTCTCACTGCGCCCTGTATTTTTTCGAACTGGAACATGGCACGTTCAGCGTCAGTCGTGTTCGACTGGGTCTGTTTCAACGCTTTGATCCCCAGCGCGAATGCGGAACCCATGTTGCCTGCACCCTCAGCCATCGCAGTCAGCAACGGTATGACTGCTTCGATTGCGGGGATGAGGCCTTCACCGATCTGGATTTGTGCGTTCTCCCACGTCGCTGCGAGGGTGCGCTGCGAGTTCGCCAACGAATCGGAGGTGTTTGCGAAGTCGCCTGCAAACTTGTCGGTCTGTTGCATCAACAAGCCGTATCGGGCCTGAATCTTTTCTGCTTCAGACATCTCTTGGCCGGTCTTTGCGATGCCGTTCGCTAACGCAAACTGTTTCACCGAGTTCGCGGACACATCAATTCCGAACCTGCGTAGCGCTTCTGTTTCACCTGCGAGACCGGACTGAAACTTTGTCAACGCGTCGTCAACGTCCAGGTTCATCACGGATGCGAAGTCTGTCGCGCGGCCAATGTAGTCTTCGAATGTTCCTGCTACGTCGGTTGCGTCAATCTTTTCACCGAACGCTGAGAACGCAACAGCAGCCTCATTCACTGCCGTCTTCGACAAACCCATTGCTCGTGCAGCGTCGTCACCCATACGCAGAATCTCGCCGGATGCGTCACCGGTTGCGACTTCTACAGCGTTGATGGATTCCTGATAGTCGGATGCTGCACCGACAGCGGCTTTCATGCCTTGCGCAAACTTGCCAGCTAACAGGACGCCACCCAACGCGACAGCGGCTTTCGCCATGCCACTCATCGCCTTCGACGTCTTCTTCGATCCGCCTTCCAGGTCGCCGAGACGTTTCTCCGCTTTCCCCATCTTCTTGTCAAAGTCGCGAATATCGGCCTCAAGACGTGCCGTAATCGCTGCGACTTCGACAGCCATTAGTCGTTCTCCAACATCGTCAACGTGTCGTCAGCGATGTGTTCAGCCAACTCGCCGGCAGACATGCGACTCGTCAACTCGGCGGCGGTCATACCCATTCTCCTCGCGAGCCTCAAGACGTATCGTCTGAGGCCATCGTTTTTAGGTCGTCCTGCACCTCATCGTCATCAGCAAACCCGGACAGACGTGCGGACACGTTGTAGATGCGTGACATCGCTTTCCACGACTTCGACATCAACGTTTGCGCGTCGGCCTGCTCAAACAACGTTTCACCGGTCTCCGGGTCAGACACCGTCCTGATCAACAGTTGGATGACGAACTTGTCGTTGTCCAATGTGAAGTCTGTTTTCTCACCGGTACGTTTCCGAACCGATTTGAGGAACTGCTGCTGCTCCCCGATTGTCAAACCTTTCACCGCAACTTTGACCCCCCATTCGGGGATGTCAACGATTTCGGTTACTGTGTCCTCCACGTTCAGGATGCGGTCTCGTAGCGTCATGGAATGTCCTTCCTATACTGTCGTGTTGTAGATAGCGCCGTTGAATGTCAACGTCACCGCTTCCTCAACGTCGCCGTCTACCGGAATGTCGAATCCGTCGCCGTCAACCCAGGCGAAGCCTTCCAACTTGTTCGCTGTGTTGTGATCGATCCACAACTCCACAATGGTGTCCTGCTGCGCCGCGAGACGGTCGAAGAACGCTGGTCCTGTCGTTTCACCCCAAAACCGGTTGATTGATACGGTGCCACCTGACAGGCCCGGTTTCACGACACGCCACTGCGCATCTGCGGTAGTGGTCGAAAACACGGTGTGGTCGCGCATGTCCATATCGGTTTGTACTTCCCAGTCGCGGCCTTCACCCACAAACGACGCGGTCAAATAGTCCACATCAATCGTATACACACTTGCGGTGGAGTGCGGTGTCGAAAACGACACGATGCCTTGCACATAGTTTGCTGTGAACGCATCCGTCGTCGCAGTGCCACCAATCGCAACCACCAAGGATGTGGTGTCGTTTGGCCAATGTCTGCGACCTGTCGACGTGATCGGCAACGTCTGCCCATCCGTTGACAGATCGGCGGCGTTGTTTGTTGACGCTGTTGCTGCCGCCGCGGTGACAGCGATACGGGCAACTTTCCCTGTGACAGAAGCCATAGTGCGCCCCTACGTCGTCGTACTGAAAGTGACGGCTCCGTTAAACGAAAAGTTGAACGATACGGTTGCGTCACCATCCACCGCGGCACCGGCTGTCAGTCCGCTGTAAAAGATGGCGCCCGTGAACGAATCACCGGTCACTTTGTCTTGATGCAACGTAATGTTCCCCGTTGACCCTGCCAACGCCGCCGCAATGGCATCCGTTTGGGCTGTGGAACCGTCAGCGTCCCAAAACCCTGAGAACGACCCTGAGCCGCCTGCAAGGCCCGGTTTCGTAACCCTCCACTGCACTGTCCCAGTTGTGAACGACGTGTGGTCGCGAATGTCGGTGTTGATGTCTGCGGACCACTGGTTGATGTTGAGTACGGGGACACCCTTATAGAGGACAAGTCCCTGTGTTCCTGCTCTAGCTGCCATAGTTGTCTCCTTCTACGTTGACACTAATGCGCGGGTTCGGATTCTGATTGTCTTGTTCTGTTTACAGCGTGGGCATCGGTACCCGAACTGTCCGGTTGCGTCCGGTGAAATACGGGCGACAAGTTGCCCACACCAGCCACCCAAATCTTGCCCCTTAAACGAATTGTCGCATCGCACGTCGGCGGTTGGTTCCATACCCGACCCGTACGTGTATGTGTGCAGGGTGCGGCATCGGGGACATTTCGTCTCCACCATGCCACGAAAGCTGTGGACGGTGAACAGGTTTTGTCGGCATTGGCAGCCGTCAACGTTACATGTCACAGGGATCATCAGCCCACCGTTCCATCATGCGGTCCATCCAAACCACCACCAACTCTTGTGCCGCGTCAGGGGCGAATCCGCAACTGACAAGTGCGTCTTTGAATGTGGAGGCGGCGTCAGCCATCTGTGCGCATGCGGTGCGCATACGGTCACGCATCGCCGCCGCGGCCTGATCATGTTCCGCTTGGACATCCATCACCCGACCTCTTTCTTCACACGAAAATTGACACTGACCAGGTAGCGTTCGTTGTCGTCACGGCCAATCGAAAACGGTGACTGCACAGCGTCAACACTCAAATACCTTGTCCCCGTCATCGTCGTTGTCCCCAAACCGTTCAGTGTGGTATACACCGTCTCGGCGACAGTGCGGGCTTGGGTGTAGGTGGTGGAACGGGACAGCAGTTGCAAGTTGGGCTGCTCATACACCACGGCAACAGTCCCGGTGGAAGTGGAGAACGCATATTCGGATGCGCCGCCACCGGTTTCGAACAGGACCGCGATCGTGTCCGGTTCCGTATCCAACATGATCGCTTTGCCGAGTGTGCCAGTTGTGCCACCCACCGTCAGGGTGGTTTGCGCTACGAGGTAGGTGGCGACGTCGTCGAGGATCATAAGCCTTTCCTTAGCCGCTGTTCCATTGTCCTGCCGATACGCTTCCCGAAGCCTTTCTCTGCTTCCTCGGTAGGGTTCTGTAGAAACTTTGGACCGCCAACGTTGAATTTGACCTTCTTCCCTACCCACGACGGCGGATCATGTTTGGATGGTGTTTCATGTACCGCCGTCGCGTACGCTTTCGCTGCACCACCAAACCCCAACTCAACGGTTACGATGTCGCCTTTGACTTTCGGTTTGTCAACGAAACCGGAATTGCGTAGTGTCCCACCGTCGGGTGCTACAGGTGTCACACGTTTCGATTTCGTCATAATGATTTCGCCCTCTTGTAACAGTGCGCCCCTCAACGCCAACAGCGCCTTGTCTGGCATGGCACGCAACTGTTTCTGGACTTTGTCCACATTGTCGAACCGGAACGTTTTACTCACGAGAAGCTCATTTTGCTATGGTGCACACCGTCTTCGTCCGGTACCGCCGTGATCGCCAACAGTTCCGGTGTTGTACCGTCCGGCAAAGTGACCTGGATGGATGGCGCAAACGTCGATGTGGACGCAACCCACACCACCGTACGCGCCGTCTCATCAACACCAGCAAACGACCTCACGACATGCTGTTTCCCGAGGACACGCGCCTTATAGGTCGTGCCCGCAGCGAACGTCGCTGTCCCATACCCGTCCGTCGACAAACCAGACAGCGCCGCAACAGTGACACCTGCCGGCATAAGCGATTCGAAATCAGTGGACCAGGACATCAGAAGTGTGCCACCCCACTTGTCGAATTCGCGGTGTCGTAGTCGTGCATACCCAAGCTGATATCGGGGTTGTCCCAATCCGAATCCCCGATCTGTGTGTCCTTATCCGCAATGGAGATGCCGCCGGCGAACGGTGCAACACCGAGTCGGGCGGCGGTGGCGCGCAGTTCAGCACTCAACTGTTGATAGTTCAACGAAACGCCACCGGACACTGAACCGGTCATCAACGCCAAATCGCCAACCTTTTTCGACACGACCGCGTTCGCGTTGTTGGCGAACAGCATGTCCGCCCCAACCGACGCCGCATAGTACACGTTCGCATGCTGCGCCACGAGCCATGACACTTCACTGTCGGACAGCAAAGCGGTGGAGGTGGATGTGTCACCCAATAGGGCACGCACAGCATCATTGTCGGAACCGGCCGGGTCGCCACCGTACACCATTAGACGCCAACGATCCAGATGGTGCCGCCAGCAGTCGAATTGTTTGCCGAAATCGTGACGCGTGCCCTATCTATGACATGCCCCACAGTTGACGACACTGCAAAAGTTCCGGTAGATGTCGTAGCAGCCGCAGTCATATTCACCCAACCAGACTGCCCGATACCTCCCTGGAGACGCCATACCACTGTCCCCGTTGATCCTGTGGATTGAAATATGGCGGAGCATTTAGCTGCCGGATTCGCGAACCCGGCAGTATTTGACACACCGGTGCTGGTAGAGAACGTAGATTTCGTGTATATGTTACGGGCCATCTAGCACCTCCGGTGCGTCGGCGGATCGTGTAATCAGATTCGTTAACTGGTATTGCATCTCTTGGAGCGCCCCGTCCAACTCGGAGATGCGGTAGCCGAGGAATTCGGCACGTTCCTGATGCTGCTTCATTTCGGTGCGAATGTTTTCTTTGCGTTGACTGAGTTCTTGGCCTCGTGCTTCAAGTTTCCGCCGATACACATCATCATCAAACCCGTACAGGTGGGACGCTTTCAACAGGTCCGATCCGGGTGGCAACACGATGTTGATGCCCCGACCTTGGGCGAGTCCGATGAGCCATTCACAGCTTGGCCTTTGTTGCCGGTATTCGGCGTGCTGCAAAGTGTCTTGTGCCATGTCGACGCCGTACAGTTGGATCTCTTCGAACTCCAACGAAATCGCATACGCCAACAACCAAGACACAGTGTTGGTGAAGTACGGTTCGAACTGGGCGATCATGTCGTCCTTCGGGAACGCCACAGCGTCGATGCCCCACTCGGCTGCCAGTTTCAGGTCTTGGCCACGCACATAGACAGGAAAGTCTGCGGCTTTCAGGAACCGTTTGTGTTCCTCGTCGTCTTTGTAAAACCTGTCGAGGTCGTGGAGTTCGAACCAGCGTGTCCACTCCCGGTCTGGGAGTACAGCATGCAACCGGTTGATGCCCCAAAACTCCATGTCTGGTTCACCGAACGGTGCATGATCGCGATGGCCGTCTGCGAAACCGACAATGCAGACTCGGCTGGCTTTGGTGATGTCCTCACTCATATGTGTTCCTTTAGCTGGTGACAGATGATGCTGCAAACACGACACCGGGCAGCGCCGACGTTGGGCTGACGGACCACAGTGCGGCCCACTGTGCCGTTGACACACCAGTGAAATTGAACACGGCATGTTCCTGTGACGATGACATGGTGATGACGTTCGCCGTTGACCCATTGAACACTGTCCCGGTTGACTTGTTTGCCAACGTCAGGTTCCCGGTAGCACCGGTATAGTCCACGACAACGTTTTTGCTGTAACCGGACTGTGGGACAGGCAGCTGATACACCAAACCTGTCGCGGTGGCGGTGACGACGGTGACCGGCGGCCACGACCCGATCTTGCCTGCTGTCGACCCGAGTGCTTCGACTGGGGTTGTGACGGCGGGCCTGTACTGTTTCTCAAACCCCACGGTGAGTCTCCTTTTCAATCATTTCGACAAGCTGCGCTTTCGTCACCGTCTTCGGGACAGCGACACCAAGCAGTTCAGCACGTTCAACTAGTTCCTTTTTCGTACCCGACGTGTCCATGACAGGCGTAATCAAACCGAGACGCCTATACGAATCCGAATCCGCACGGCCACCTAACTGGTCGTCGGTTACACGGTCACCCCGCCTGAAAGCCCGCCCGGAGACAGGCCACACAGTCGGAATAACCGTGTACACGCTCATACAGCTACGGACAGGAAATAGCCGAGATCGGAGCCGGTGACCTGGTAGGCGTATGCGGCATCGGTTTCGACCCTCGGTAGGGCGTCTTTCCAAGGCATGTCCATCCGTTTCGTCCTGAGTCCGTCTTCTGATCCGGTGAGACCGGACCATGTGAACCGTCGCATCGCTGTCGGTACTCTCAATCCGGGGTTCGGATCGACATACGCCAACAAAGCGTTGTTGCCCAGGATGCGTGAGTACGCGCCGGTTGCGCCTTCGTCGGCAGTGTTGCGGATTGCTTTCGCGATCAACACTTTTTCGACACCGAACAGGTTCGCAAGGAACGACGCTGTTGTCACCCTCGGGGCGTTGTCCGGCAGCCGGGCAATAATGTCGGGGTGGTTCCTGAGCCCCGTATTCAGCACCTTTGCGCCGAGTACGAGAATGTTGGGTGTGCGTCCGGTCGCTGTCTCCACAACGTCCATCCCTGTGGCAACATCGTCAATCGGACTGGATGAGGCGTTGGACCAGATAGTGAAATCTGTTCCACCAACCACATCGGTGCCCCACACGCCTGTGGCGAATGCGGCAGTTGCGAAATCCATTTCCATGCGCAGACGGATATCTTCCGCACACACACGCGCAGCATCCTCCTCAATGTCCAAAGCGGCGTCGGCGTTGGCCCTGACCTGCTCCGACACGTCGGACGCTATGGAGTACACGTCACAGAAATATGACCCTGTGGACAGTGTGTAGTTCCTGACCGCGGCCTCGGTGTTGGGTGCACGCTTCTGCGCGTCGGTGCGCATCGTTTCGGCTTTGTCGTACACGTAGTACTTGTTGGACTGTTTCCCGACAGGCACTGCGGGTGCGAACTGGCCGCCAACAGCCGTAGTTGCCAGGTCTTGGAAATATGCGACCGTGAAATCGGTGAGTGCCTGATCCTGGTGAACATCTGATAGGCCTGGTTCGGCCATAGTTGAACCTCCTGGTTCGGGCGATGTCCTCGCAGAATCTGATTAGTGCGCTGTCCGCGCTTCTGTTTATGGTGTTGAGAGCGGTCCGGTGAACAGTTGCACAGACACGATATGGCCCGCCGCGCCGGACGAACCGGATACGATTTGGCCCGCTGTGTACGAATCCGTGGTGGGTGCGACGACGCCACATAGTCGCCAGCAGACAACGTGGACGCAGCCATCTGTACCTTCACGATACCTGAGATGGCGACCGGGACAGCTTGCCCAGCGTTCGTGGTTGATGTGACACCGTACAGGGTGCCTAATGGCAGAATGTTGCCAGTCGTGTTCGGCAAAATGACGGAACCGACTGTGCCTTCCGAAGACAACGAGTTGTTTATGATGAACTTGTACCTGTCGCCAGTAGAGAACGTGGTCGCTGAAGGTCTGGAAACAATCGTTCCAGATTCTGTGTATGCCATTACGCGTCCTGCCTTTCAGCGGCCTTCAAATCGGGGCGCTCCTTACGAACCAAAACCTTCGCCTGTGCCTGTGTAAGATCCGGGTTGTCTTTCCGTTTCTCAAACGCCAACGCTTCGATCTGCGACTTCGGGTCGGCTTCGTCGTTGACACCCAACTCTTTGAACAGGTCAGATGTGGCGACGATCGCAGACACGGCGTCCAGTTTCTCGATGAGCCACTTGTACGCCTCATCAGCCTTCGCCAAATCTTTGAGATGCGGCCCGGCCTGGTCGGCGTCACCGAGGACACCGGTGTATCCTTCGGCCTGTTTCGTGAACTCGGCTGTCAAACGTGCGTCGCGTTCCTTCACCAACTCGGCGGCCTGTGCCGTAGCGTCGGATTCCATCTTCGCAATCGCGGCGGCCTGTTTCTCAAATTCGGCTTTCGCGTCATCCGAGATCCCTTTCAGAATGTCGACATCAGGTTCAGTGAGTTCATCGATCTTGGTTTGCAGTTTCGCAAACTCCGCTTCGATAGCTTCACGGGCATCATCTGTGACACCCAACTTTGCAAAATCCATTGCTTGTCCCTTATTAGCCGCACTGTCCGTGCTTTTCATCCACTTATCCGGCAGCAAGTCTACACGGCCAAGCCGTTCCGCTTGTGCAATGATGTGCCGCTTCGCTGCGGCTTTGCTTGATGCCCTCCCAAACGCTTGAACAGCGTTCGACAAATCTTTCACAGTGACGATAGGGAACGACCCGTCCGGTAGCGCTTTGCCTTCGCCTACGAGCCGGTCGCGTTCCGTGTTCGTGACACGCCGTTTCACAAGCATGATCCGTGCTTCAGGGTCGTCACCGTCCACGACGGCACCAATACTCGTCAACTTGCGGACGAACAGCCGATTCAACGCGGTCACAGCGGCACCTTCTCCCCTTCACCCACAATCGACAAAGCAGTCAGACGACCCGACTGGACACCTTCCCACAGCATGTCACCAGCCTCCGTATCGTTTGCTTGGAACCCGACCAACAAACCGTCTGGCATGTCGTCGGGGAACAAGCCGGCGGCACGCTTCTCCGGTGTCACAACGACACCCTCAATCATCGTTGCGGCGTCAAAGTCGGTGTGTTCCAAATCCCCGGAACGGACATCGCGCACAAAATCGTAGAACGCTGATTCGAGGGCTGTCATAGCTTCCGGTGTGTCGATGACGTCCCCTGAATGGTCGACAACAGGGGTGCCGTCTTTCGATACGACGTAGCCGCGTCCC